AAAACACCCTTTTATACAGGTCACATCTTAACGAATGGTGCGGATGTCATTAATTACTATCATACAAATGATCCATTGAAACATGAATTCTACAAGGGACCACAAAAGTTTATTCGGGATGTTCGGATTGAATTTTTATACATGAGTCATGGACGTCTCATTCCATATGATTTCAGAGGTCAAGATCATATATTGAAATTTGAAATTACAGGTTCTACGGATAAGTTGGAAGGACTTCCAAAAGTTCCCCTTGACGTGGTCAAAAAAGAATTGCCACCACCAATAAGTATCCCTGAAGTTATAGTGGATTCTTATAGATGGAAAGAGTACATCTCTATCGGAGTAATTGTTTTTATTGGAATGGTCTTGTTAATCCTTATGAAGCAACGCCCAAAACTTAGCGAGTAATCGCGAAGACTGGTTGCGCTGGCTTGGAGACACGAGTAGAGATACCCGAAACGACCATGTAGACCGCAATGGACAACAAGGTGGTGAGGATCGCGGTGAGAGTGTACTGGGTACCACCGTTCTTTGGCACCTTAATCACTTGTTGGATGATCCAGCGGACCAAGTCCATCCAGCTCATCGCAGCGGCGAAGGAGAAGCCCGCGACGATCGCGTTGAGAGATTGGGTTTCCAATTCTTGGGTAACGAGGTTAACAGTCTTGAGAGCTTGGGCGGTCATGTCAGCCATGGTAAGTTTTATACTATACACAAGGAAAATTTTTTATTCTGGTAACAATTCTTCTTTAAGAACAATTTTTTTATACTTTGTTTTCCTTACTATATTTGATTTTGCAAAAATTTGTTCTTCTTCATCACAATCAGAATCTCCATCGGTACTACTGTCTTCTGCGTCACCTGTAGCTTTGAATGTCTTATATTCAGAAATTGTCCAACCCTCCGGCGGTCCCGATGTACTCATTACTATTAATAGCATTTTTTAACATCTCCTCTACAGGGCTTTGGGGAATCCAAATGTCCCAACGATCATAGGCTTCATTCATTTGTTTAAATGTAGCATCTTCACCTGAGTATCTTTCAAATGGTGGACACTCTTCTGGTTCAACTTCTTCCAAGTCTTCTTCGTCTGAAGATTCTTCATCATATACCTCTGGAAAGAGGGATCCAATATTCTGACCAACTGTATACATTACACAATACTTGATTGCATATTCCATATCTTCTGGGAGTACCGTATCACGACCACAAGCTTTGGAATATTCAGCTGCAAGTATCATACTTCTTTCAAGAACTGGAAGGAGAATTCCAATGAGAGCATTTTGTTGGGACTCCTCGTAAGCCCCCGAAGATTCACCAAAACCAGTTTTCATCATCTTTTTAATACTTCAAATTAAAAAGAGTTTGGGCAGTTCCCTCACTAACACGAAGAATGTTATGACTTACGGCGTATACCCGAATTTGTCTTGCATAATCTACACATGGTGTTAAACTTAGGTTAAGGATCTGTTCTTTTATGAGACTGAAATTGATCTGTCCTGTAGGGTACCACCTTTCTGGTTCAAGTGCAAAACTATAAGAGTAGAATCTTCTAATGAGTTGTGTCTTTGAATGATGAATAGCTGCTTGGATAGCCTTGAGGAATATAACATTCCCAGTGTCTCGTGTAATTATTGATTGACCGTCCAAATCAAGTGTAAGATAATCCAGGTTTTCATAGAGAATGTATTTACCACCTGTATTCGCAAGAGTATTATCATAGTCGAAGGGTGTTATGAATTGACCTTCACCAGTACCTACATCACCTTGTCTCTGAATAACAAAGTACAATTCTCTGACTGGATTGTAAAAGTTTAATTTGAAATTACCTTCCTGTTCACCTTGACCAACATCAAAAATATTTTGTTGTACTTGTGTTATGACATAATCTCTCTTCTCGTTTTCAATTTTAAGTCTTTCACATGGATCAATAAAAGCAACTTCGGCACACAAAGTAAACTCCTTGAGATGGATACTTCCAGGTGTCACAGGTTGAAGTTCTCCAGTTGTACCCTTTATAATCAAATGATCGTGATTACGAATTTTAATCTCGACTTCAACTTCTTGTTTTTTGATTGCACATAATGGTACTGCTAATTCTGGATTATTATAAAAGTAGAATGGTAAATCTACAAAGAATTCATCCTCTTCATCTGCCTGTCCAATGGATCCTAAAATATCTTTATCAGAAACTCGTGTATCAATTGTTCGTTCTGGATACTTTCCAATCAAATGTTTAAGAGCTCTCTGTTTTGTTTGTGTGACATAATGTTCTGAATATATTTGAAGATAGTCACTTGTTAATCTCTGTATAACTTTACCACCTACAATGAGATCTACATATTCAATAAGTGCATGACCAATAGATTCTATAAATCTTGGGTCGTTGTAAAGTACAGTTGAAATTGTGGGTAACTTAATCTTCACACTGAGAGCTGTCAATAAGTCACCTGTGTTTTGAGCTATTTTGAATCTGGCTTTACCACCAAAATCTGGAACAATCTCCGAATCTATATCTACATATTCTCTTGCAAAGTTTGAATGTTTCTTAAAACTTTGCAAAAAGTATGTGTAGTCTGGGTCTATGGTAAAAAACCTGTCTTGAGCACCAGATGCCAAGAGCTGAACAACACCAGCCATTACTATTATAGCACTCTAAAATTTTAAACCAGCTAATCCACTCTCAATACGAAGTACATTGTAATTTACGGCATACACTCTGGTATTGTTGTTATCACTTCCATTGATTGGATTTATCTGTAGTGTAAGGAGTTTGTGAGAAATACGACTCATATTTACTTGTCCAGTTGGGTAGTATACTTCCGGCTTGAGAGCAAAACTATACATAGCAAACTCGGATTCGTCATATGTGTTAGTTCCCAACTTGGGTGGACTAATATGATGTTTAAGAGCTTGTTCATACACAAGAAATTTCCGACCTCTATCAAAAACAATTTCATTATTGAATTGAAGTTTTACATTTGTTATTGTATTGTATCTATTTGGGTAATTTGCAGCAACTGCTGCATCTGATTGTGAAACAAAAAAGAGTTCTCGTACTGGATGTGAAAAATTAAGCATTACAGACTTTGTATTTTCTCCAGCTTTCATTAAGAACTTTGACATTTGTACCTGTGTGATGATGTAGTCAAGAGGTCCTGACATCATGTAGTTTCTTTCATCATCGGTAAGGAATACAAACTCCGTGTCAAGTGAAAACTTTTTGAGATTTGCAGTTGCGTTTGCTGGAGTAACACCAGTCACAAGTTCAGCAAGTGGTCTTAATTTTATTCGTACTTCAACCACTTGTTTGGTAAGAGCACATGTTGGTATAGCCAAACTTGGATTTCTATAAAAGTAGAATGGTAAATCAACAAAGTAAGTGTTGTCACCTGTAAATTGAATTGTACGCCCATGACTATTTAAGAAGTATACAGTTTGATCTATATCATCGTCTGTATTGTGAAGTTGTTGATGTATATAAATATATTCACCTGTGATTTTTTCAATAGTTTGCCCCCCAATGAGGAGTTCTGCACTCTCTATAAGATGAGATACAACAGATGGACACCATTCGTATCCAGATGAAGGATCATCAAGTGTCAACTTCACAGTCATATTTTTAATGAGATCACCTCTATCATTTGGAATACGACATGTGATTGTTTTTCCAAAGTTTATGTCACCATCAAATTGACTTTCAATATAATTAATAGCAAATTTTGTGTGTCTTCTAAAATTCATCAGGAAATATGAAAATTGTGGATCCCCTGTGAGCCACTGGTCTTGGAGTCCGGTGGCAGCAAGTCTTAAACGACCTGACATTCCTACATTATGTGAGTAAAATTTTGCTAAATAAAACGGGACACTAATGTAGAATGAATCTTCAACTGAAGAAATTCAAACCCGAAACTATGAGTGATGATCGGGTGTGCGTATTCATAGGTAAGCGTAACACAGGGAAATCAACATTAGTTAAGGATATCATGTTTCATAAGAAACATATTCCAGCCGGGATAGTTCTATCAGGAACTGAAGAAGGAAATCACTTTTATGGTGAGTTCATCCCAGATCTATTTGTTTATGGTGAATACGACAGAGAAGCTATAGAAAGAGTGATATCCAGACAGCGTAAATTGGTTGGTACAAAGGGTAAAAATTTATACAATGGTGCTTTCATGCTTCTTGATGATTGTATGTATGATTCAAAGTTTCTCAAGGATACATGTATTCGCCAGTGCTTTATGAATGGAAGACACTATAACATCTTTTTCATGCTGACAATGCAGTATGTAATGGATCTTCCACCTGCACTGAGAGCAAATGTAGATTATGTGTTTATTCTCAGGGAAAACATTATACAAAACCGAGAAAAGCTTTACAAATCATTTTTTGGTATTTTTCCCACATTTGACATGTTTAATAAAGTGATGGATGCATGTACAGAAAATTATGAGTGTCTCGTATTAGACAATACTGTAAAATCTAATAAGATCACTGATTGTGTATTTTGGTACAAAGCGACTGTAAGAAAAGGATTTCGTGTGGGTAGTCCAAATCTTTGGCAATTACATAAAAAGATGTACAATCCCAAGTATTTAGACCAAAAAGAGGAAGATGCGAGAAAGGCAACTAAGAAGACTTCTTTGAAGATTACGAAGACGAAATAATAAATAGAAACTCTGTAACTTTAGTAGATCTATTTTTTAGATTACGACTACCCTTGTAGCAAGAGTAGTCAATCTCAATTTTTTCATATGTATAGGGTTTTAGAATTTCTTCCCACTCATCAGGTTTGATGAAACCTTCATTATTGTAGGACACCAAGGTATGTTTAGCTTTCTGTGTAGCTAACCTCAAGGTAAGTTCCATAGCCTCTTTGATTTTGTTTTTATAATTGTACTGACTTTTGTTCCAGTCTCCAGGAATACCTGATACTTTTGAAACT